CTCCGATGAATCGCGGCGCCCCCTCAAAGCGAGGAGAACTTTCAATCAACTGTTGCTAAAAGCGCAACACGTCGAAGTCACACCAACGGAGTAGTGTGACCCTCGTAATCGGCATCATGTAAAGACCTAGGATTGGATAAATCCCACGAGTCGATATATCCCCATCTACTCTTATAAGCTCCTCTTCGTTCGGGATCTCCGGAACGAAACGGTTCTTATTATGAGTAGGAGTGGAAGATGACGATATTTTGCGGTAACCATCGAGAAGGACGCCAAGTGAGTACTTGGCCCTCCTCTTTGGTCTAAGAATATGATGACGAACGAGAATGCCCTCGATCTGCCGCTGTCTCAGTTTCTTCGAACGAAACGGAGCACGCGGATGATCTCGAGCTTCCTGTTCTGTCATTATAATCCCAGCGTCACCTAAGATAAGGGGAACTGGTAAGTTCCAGTTCCCCGGCACTCTTGTCACAAATGAGTTCCACAACTCGTAAAACGAGTCTGTCGGATCCACTTGTAACCAGAGCTTTAGACGATTTGCCACCTGGAGGTCAAATGGGATGTTCTCATTTGCTTTCAGGTAAAACGGCCGAACGTCTATGCCATCGAAAGTGAAGCTGCCGCAACTTTCACGGAAAGAACCTTGCCAAAAGGACTTGTCCGCGTTGACGCTGAACCCGAGGGAGTTCAGCCTCTCGACGACCGCCTCAGTGTACTCTTGGGGGATGATTATATCATCTCCATAAACAGAGATACACCCGTGAAGGTTTTCAGGTATTATGGAACGGCAAATGCACAAGAAGAGCAATGATTCAAGCTCAAATGTGCACCCGTTCCCCATGGACGAGAACTTTTCAAGCTCTCTCCAAGTGCCATCAGGCATTTGGACACGGGAACACCTGGCCAACTCGAGGAGGTGGAACCACTCGTTACTGAGTAATAACATCAGTAACACGTAGGAAATTGAGTCTGATGCTCGCGAGAGATCTAATGTTGCTAATTTAAATCTCACAGCGTGTTTCATCAAACCCGCATGCCTACGTTGAGCGGTGCGGAGGTCAAGAAAGGCCCTAGACGCCAGTCGCCACCGAAGCAGTGCACCGATACCTTTTTGGAACCAAACGTTTCCAAGAGGTTCGACGCAGATGCAACGGTCGGTCTTTGACGTTTTTGGGACTGTCGTTAGACGTGAGCCCCTGACTAGTTCAAACTCATCAACTGAGTTTGACCACAACTCACCCATCAAGGAAGACAAGAAAGGTGAGAGCTCAGGGGTTACAGTTGGAACAGTCTCGAATTTATCGGGACTACCCACTGTATCACGTACAGCGAAGCCAACACATGCACCAGGACCATGATTACAATGTTTAACCACGTAATCGAGATCCTGGTGGCGAAGATTTCCTAAAACTTTGGAGATCTCAGCTGCTACCTCATGTAGCTCTTTGGCACAACTGCCAGACAAGAGCTTTGAGTTCGTACTAGCACATGCGCTTTCTGACTCCAGGAAAGAGTCAATAGCAATGGCTTTTCTGTCAACTCCCAGAGGGATCAGATCAGACTTCGATAAGAGCTTAACTGCCAACAGATCCTTGCGGAAATGCAATGGATCCTGGTAGTCAGAGGGATTTATCGAAAAGTCAGTGATCTGCTGCCAATTTTCCTGGGCAGCCAAGGATATCAGGGCATGAGAGACTGAAGTATTCAGTGTCTCCCAAATTAACAGTGCTGTTCTGAGCTGTTGAGCCCAGGTGACTTGGTATGAACGCTTCGCAGTCATGGTCGTGATCTCCAATGATTGAGAGGTCACCAGCAACAGCTAATAGTATACCAGCTGTTGCGGCCGGTGACACGGTGAGGCAGATGAGACTATGCTTCAACCGATCCTTTGAACCTGGTACCATGGACCTTAGAATAAAGGTTCACGATCGACCACATGCTCGCTGAAAACGGCATGGGCCACCAGGTTCTTCAGATAGTTGTAGAGCACGGTTCGATCTGCCGACGCCATGCTTTCCGGAACGACCACCTGCACTTTCGCGAGAGCCACATCGTCGACGTGATACACGCCGGTGGTGCTGTCCTGGTATTCCAGGGGCTGTCGCAGAAGAGCGTCCGTGACAGTGGTGGTCCGCTGACCGTTAGGCTGCTTCAGATTCATCTGCAACGTGTGGTCACCACGAGGGGTGTTGCCCGCTTTGAAGAAGCGAACAACATTTCCACTCTTGCTGGCCCGCACGAAGTCGATGTTCGAAGTGCCGTTGTTCAGCGTGATTGTCGTAGTAGTTGACATTTACAACTCCCATTATGGGTTGGAGGTTAACGAGGTTTTGACTTCGACTTAGCTGCGCAATGACGTTTATTGGAGTCCATGATGTCCCTTGCTCGCTGGTAAGCGAGAGAGATACCATTGACGACTTTATACCAAGTGGCGGATGCGACCCATTCAGGGCGAGGATCAATCGGCGGAATAGTAGTACTCCGCGAATGACTCTCCCAAAGGCCATATCCAGGGTTGGTGATTTGCCAACCGTTAGCAGATTCTGAAGGACTCAATTTTCGAGTCATTACAGATCTCCACTTAGTGGTAGTGGTTGCCGCAAGCACAGTTGTACCGTGCATAGCGTCAAGGCTTTTCAGCCAGTCCCCTACACCAATAAACCAGTCTACAACAAATGAGTAGGGAGTTAACTCCCATATGTTTTCGGCAAAGGAACCGAATCCAATCTCATTTTGATCTATGCCCCCGATAAGAGAATGATGCTGCAGATAAGCAACAACCCTATCACTACGCCATAGCTCCTGTTTCCAGGTGCTATAGTGATCGGACACTACATCATCAGATGCAGTTACGACCAATCTGCGTATGATAGGCTTGGATAGCGTATCTGATAAATGCAAAACTGCATTTTCAACATCCTTCACCAAGGGGGCAATTGCGTAACTATCTGTGAGCACAGTATTGGCAACAAGACTGCAGAAATCGTCTTGAAACCAGCAGGAGGACTTTGGTCTCCCTCTTCTAGGCTTTTCGCCTTTGAATCGGGGAGGGCAGTAGGAGCGAGGAAATTTGCGATGTTTTGCAGCCTTCCAAAGTTCCAATACCCCATTTAGACCTCTCCTCCAGGTGTTCGCAGTTTCAGGAAACTCTGCAACAACTACGGCAAGATTGACGTAGTCATTACGCACCCGATTCCTAAACTTAGTACCAATAAAGGTATTGAGAGTAGGGAGATAAGGTGTAGACGTCGGGCCGGCGTAAACGTTCGTATGAACGTAACCCCAGCTATAGTTGTCTCTCTTGGAGATACAACTAGATCTGCCGACAAACCTGGCCTGTAACGGTAGCGGGGTCGGAACCTTCCATAACGGAATGGTCGGTCTCGGCCTGCTAATCGTATCATTCCAGAGTTTTTGCTCTTCCGAGACCTTTGTATTAACAATGGTCTCACCCACATTACCGAGATAGGAGGTGCGTCGTGTGACGCGTGGCTCATATTTCGTCGTGTGGGAGGAAGGCATAGTCTAGCTCCTGTGTCGTCATCATGGCGCGCAGATATATCTGCATAGGATCCCCACCC